CATGTGTTGCCATTAGATATCCTACAAATTAAAAGTATATTATATACAATAACTGTGATATTGTCAAGAAAATTGTTTAAAATATTTTTGGTAAATAGGTTTTTCTAAACTGTATGCTTCAGATTCCCAAATTTGATTTTTATAAGGTATATGTTTTATCTTGTTAGGAATTTGACCTTGGATAAATTGTTTTGCATGTACTAATTCATGTGTCAAAGTTATTAGTAATTCTTCCCTAGTATAATATTGATTTTCAGATCTTCTAGCAAGTTTAATTTCTATGTGTTCGTGATCCCCTACACAATAACCTGCCAATTGGTCATCTATTTCAGTTACAATATCTACTACTACATCAACATTGTGTTCTACGTTTGGACAATTATCGTATAAGTATTGTTCACATGTTTGGATTATTTTATCACGGTTGGCAATACGCCCGGACCAGAACACATTTATCATAACATTACGAAATCACAATATCTTCCATGCCTGCTGTACGCAACCTTGTGATATGACCAATTTGCCACTGTTTTGTATCTAAGCCTTTCATAATACCAAGGTATTTGTTTCTTAAAAGGGCATATTGGTTACATAGGTGCGTTAGTGTAATAACACTGTCTTCACTGTCAACAAACTTTTCAGCATCTCTACTGCTTAATGTTCTATTGTAGTTTTCTAAATACTTGCGAAATGTTTTAGAACGTTCTTTGCGAAGTTCTATGTTTAAATGCTCAAGGATTGCTTCAATTTCCTGTAATTGATTAAATCGATGTTCAGTAATGCCGGGTAGGGCGGCACTGGATTTCTCCAGGCTACCCTTTATACTGCATTCATACTTGGCTTCTTGTAATTCATTTTCATAGTACTCAATTGAATCTACAATCTTTCCTAAATCGTCTACTACAGAATTATACCAACCAGCCATGCTTATTCCCAGTCATCTTCTTCATCGGTATCATCGTCAAAACCATAATAACCTTTGATTGCATTTTTCATCACAGAATCAAACATTTCTAGATAATCTTCTAACTCGCCTAAATCTAGACGTTCATCTAGTAAACCTACAATATGTTCGGCCGCTTGTATTCTGTCCTTGGTAGGAATGTATGTTTTCATACCTTCCCACAGTTCAACTAAAAGAGTAATATCAGGATTCATTTTCCATTACCTCACTTTCTTCAAAGTCGGCAATTCCGTCAATATCCACAACATCATCGTTATTGATATTAGTACGTTCTGCCCACTCATCTATAATTATCTGAAGTTTTTCTCCTGTCCAGCCTTTTCTGAACTCTTTTATTTCTTCGCCTGTAACAGGTGATACATAAGAAAGTTTATTACCAACTTTCTCTAAAATGCCCCTAGATTCAAACATTTCTAATAATCCACTATATGGATCCATGCCTGTTTCGTAAGGAATTTTCACCTGTACACTCTCAAAAGGTTTGCTGTAACGTGTTTTCATCACTTTACATGCGGCGCGAATACCTTGTACAGTTGATGTCTTGTTACCATCCTCGTCTTCTTTGAGCTTGAGCTTTTTCATTGCTACCACAATACTTGATGCATAGATAAAGCCTTGTCCGCCCGAGATCTTGTCATCTGGATCAAACATGTCTTGTGATGCATAAGTGTGATTAGTTGCTACTAATCCTACTGGATGTGGTGCTAGTTGGTTTACAGTGTTTCTCACCAATGCTGTTAGTGCTTTAGGTTTACGACCTAAATCACCTTTGAGGTCACCTTTGTTAAACTGATCTACGTCAGTTGGTGATAACAACATACCTAAACTGTCGATAACAAACAACATTTTAGGTTGTTCTTCGTATGGTAAGTCACCGTAATTTGTTTTGTAATCGCTGATAAATGTACTAATTGTTTTAGCAACATCATCAATCATACTAACACTGATACGCAACAACTTCTCAGGATTTGTGTCAACGTCAAGTGCTTGAAGCCACTCTTCGTCTAACGCATTTTCACTGTCAAATATAACTACTTGACATCCTGCTTGTTGTGCATTTCTAACCAAGTTACCTGAACAGATAAAACTTTTACCTGATCCAGACTCTCCAGCAAACACACTAACTTTACCTAATGGGATACCTTTTTCAAAGTCACCGCTAATTAGATAGTTTAGTGTTTTGTTACCAGTGCTGACCCAATCTTTTGGATCATGGAAGCCAGCACTAATACCGCTAATACTTTTAGTCAGACCAGTTCTGAATTTATTTAAATCAAATGGTTTTTGCATGACTTCTCCTTACGATCTGTTTCGGATCATATTTAAGATGTCATCCGCACTTGGTTTACTATCGCCTTTTAACTGTTCTGCTACAGGTGCTGGTGAAACTGGTGCCTCAGTTTCTGTTGCAGTTGAAGATGGTGCAACTGCTTCAGCCAGAGGGGCCTGTGTTTCTGCCTGTACGCTCGGTGTAGTTGCTTGTACACTTGGTGCTGAACTAGGTACTTCTACACCATATGGTTTGTAGTAATTACCCCATTTAGCAGGATCATACAACTCACCGTCAACTGATGCTTGGAACATTTCAGCGATTGCTTGTAGTTCTTCTGCATTAGGTTGTTTAGGTAAGAAATCAGCAAGTGTAAACAATCCATTTTTATCAATTGCCGCAAGTTCAGTTTCATCCAATGCTCTTTCTTTTCGAGCCCACTTAGATGTGCTGTAGTCTGCGTATTGACCTTTAGTTGTTTTAGTTACACGGAAATCTGTACCATTCATATAATCAGTTGGAATATTTTCCATATCTGGGTCCATAAGTGCTGATTTAATGATGTTAAAGATTTGAGGTGAAATCACAAAACGTCTAATTGGATTTTCTGGTGATTCCTCATTCAAAGGATTTTCAGTTACAAAACCTTGGAAAATATAACTTCTCTTTTTCCAATACTTTCGACCTAAATCTTCTAATGAAGGATCTTTAAACCAAGGACGAACCTCAGTTAGTACTGGACAAGTGTCGCCATACATTTCTGCACAAGGTACTTGTACTGTTACTGGTTTCATTTCACCACCTTTTACACCAGGGAAAGTCAAACGAATCATTTGTCTTTCTACCCAGAAAAAAGTGTTATTTGGATCTGCGTCAGGCAAGAATCTCAGTGTTGCTGAGGTGCCTTCATCGATATTCCAGTGAGGGTAAATGGCGTTGTCGCCACTTGATTGAGATTGGCTTCCGGAAGTTTTGTTTTCCATTGCCGCGAGCTTTGCTCGTATTTCTGCCAAAGATGCCATAATGTTTCTCCTTATATGTATGCCATGTGTGTAGTAAACTTTCTACTACTATGTGCCTATTTTACTTTCTTTGTGCCATGTTGTCAACCTTTTTATACTATTGTTGACAAATAGTTAAAATTTATTTATCTTCTGGGATAAAACTTTCTATAAATTTTTGATAGTAATCTTCCTCTACAAAATTCTCTGCATATACTGCTCTTTTGTTTCCTGCTGATAAAAGACTTGCTTTAATAGCTCTGTACTCAAAAGGATCTAATCCTGCACCACTATTAAGTTTTTGACCAATACCACCTAAATAATTTGCTAATCTATTATCTTTGCAGGTAGTGCTAAGTTGTGTAACTTGGTGACCTAATTTAGCATTTGGTGTATCAAATTCTAATGTATCACTTTCGGAAATCAAAGATTTAACACCTCTAAATTCTTCTGCTTCAATTGCTTTCATTATGAAGTTTTCAAAAGTATTTTTTCTGTTTACTAAGAATTTGATTGTGTCTACAGCATTTGCAACTTTATCATCAAAATGTGTTTCTGTGAAGTGGTCTTCTAAGTCTACTTCTTTGATGATTTCAATGTTCTGTTGATCTGCAATACTTTCAACTGCTTTTGCATATGTTTTTACACCGCTTAATCTTTTAAATGTATTTTTGATTTCGCTAATGTTTTCCATTGCCAATGTTACATATTCTTGATTGCTTTCGTTTACTAGATCATTGGTTCTAACATAACGTACAAACTCTTTTAATGTGCTAATATCTTTACACATTTTAACAATGCTTTCGCCAATGCTGTCATGCATTTCACCACCGTTGTGGATATGTCTAGCCATTGCTCTAGCACCATTTAGATTCTTGCTTGGGAAAGCAAAACGCTCTTCACCACGTTGAATAAAAATTTTGCTGATGTTTCTGCTTCTAGAACCTCTGACTTCTTCATTGACTGCTTTTGCATGCTTTACAATGATCTTAACATTGTCTAGAGGTTGATAACTTGTTTTTATAGATCCGGACATTGTGCCGAAACTTTCTGCAACTTGTACTGATTCTTGTGCTTCTTTTATGTGTAGTACGCCAGTGTCGGACATGTTCTCATTCCAATAATACCGTGCGCCGTTCAAATCAGTAATGTCTGCGTCAGCAACTTTGTATTCACCATAACCAGTTATATTGTCTTTAGCCTCTTCACTGCTCATTTTACTCATTTCAAAACAACTGCCGTCTCTGTCAAAGCCCAACAACCAGTAGCCAGGGCCAACCTCATCAAGTGTTATTTCCTTGCCATTGTCGTCAATGTATGTGTTTTTACCGATTCTCAGTTCATTAAATATGGCTTGCATTTTTGGGTCTATATCATCTTCATTCATTGTGCCGAAACTTTCTGCAACTTGTACTGATTCTTCTGCTTCTTCTCTATCAAATTTGTCACTGTATTGATCTTCTGTTGGATCATATCGTTTTCCGGTTTCATCCCGAGCATCATTGGCAATAATATCATTTCCTTTTATTGAGACAACGTGTGATAGATCATATCTAATATCTGGTTGACCTTTGATCACTTTCTCGATGAATGCTTTAAAATGTTTTGGATCGATGTCGTCGCTATTGTTTTTTGGTTTACCTAATGCAAACTCATTGAAGTATCTGACAACAAATCCAAAGTCAGATTGATTGTTTATTTCGTGTACCAACTCATCGATGTCTGCTACACTTACCTTTTTAAAATCCATAAATCGATTGATATTTGAAATTAAAAGTTGTGTGAAACCAGACAGAGTGCGTGAGGTGTTGTCGAAATCAGGCTGGTGTTTAGGGTCTAACAAATCCTGATCTTGATAAGGAAAACCTTCTGCAACTTCTATTTGTTGTTCAGGTAACCCTGCTAATTTTCTTAAAA